TCAAGCACTGGACGATGCGCTGGCCGATACGTTGACCCGCTGCGGCATGATGCCGATGATGTCGGCTGGATGGTGAACCACACTCCGCTTCTGAGCAGAAGAACGGGAGCTGGGCACGAAGTCGATCGTAACATACGACTTGTGCCCGGCTTCCGCTTCGTTGAGAAACTTCACGCCTGTCGCCTCCCGTGGATTAGACAACTGAAGATCCGCGATGAAAATGACGAGACGTTTATGATCGCCGACTTCCCTGGGCACCGTAGCTGCCTGATCGCCTTTCATCCATATCGCCACGGTAAACGGAAAGGCCGCTGATTTCGGTACCGAAATCAGCGGCCATATAACCACGTTCGTAGCGGGGCATGGATTTGAACCGTGGACCTCTGGTAACGTTGTTGTCCAGAGGTCCACGGTTCAAATCCATGAAGCCCGATTATTTGATTTTATCCTAGCGGCGTAATGCCGCCGGCCGCCAAGGATGCCGGCCGTGAGTATGCACAAAAAGCTGCCCCCTGCTCAGTGGCGGGACGAAATCACCCTATGGCTCGAATCGCTCACGGCGGCGGGCCTCAGTCAGGACACCGTCAACACGCGGCGGTGCAAGATAGGCCACGCGGCGCGGTGCCTGGATAAATCGCCCTATGACGTGACGTCGGAGGATCTAGTGCATTGGACCGCCTCGCAATCATGGAAGGCGGAGACGCGCAAGGGCTACCGAAACACGCTCGTCGGTTTTTTCCGGTGGCTGCATGCCACGGGCCGGCGCGCGGACGATCCGGCCGCCGCGCTGCCGAAGGTGCGCAAGACGCGGCCGCATCCCCGCCCGTGCCCCGACGTGCACATATACGCTGCCATGTGCGCCGCGAACGATGTGGAACGGCTCATGCTGCGTCTCGGAGCAGAAGCCGGGTTGAGGCTGTCCGAAATCGCGGCCGTCCACTCGCGCGACGTGCTGGAAGGCGACGCCGGCCCGTCGCTGATAGTGCGGGGCAAGGGCGACAAACAGCGCATAGTGCCCATAAGCGAGGACCTGGCGAAGCGGATAACGGCCGCGCCCGGTTGGCTGTTCCCCGGCCGGTGGCGGGGACACGTCGAAAAATCGTATGTGTCCCGCCACCTCACACGGCTGCTGCCGGACGGTTGGGGGCCGCACTCGCTGCGCCACCGGTACGCCACGCGCATGTACGAGACCACGCACGATCTGCTGCTGGTCTCGAAGCTGCTGGGGCATAGCAGTGTGGAGACCACGCAAATCTACGTGGCAATGCCGGATAGCCGGCTGCGTGTCGGTCTGGACGCGGTGACGTTGGCCGGCTAGGCCGCGTGCTGCGCGCGCGACTTGGGTGTGATGGGGTTGTCCTTCCACCACGCCCACAGCGCGGCGCCCACGTTCCACACGAGCGCGACGAGCTGGTTAACCGTCTCGTCGGCGATGGGGATGGTATCGACGCCGAACATGACCAGGCATGCGTTAATCAAGCCGAGCAGCAGCACGAGGGCGCGGGCGATGGTCGCACCGCTGACGCCTGGCGTACGCGGGTCGCCGCCTTCCACCTGTTCCTCTCCGTAATCCATCATGCCTCCTTGTTCGTGAGCGTCACCGTGAGGTTCTTCAGCGCCGCGTTGACGGCCTCGCTCACGGTCTTGGTGATGTCGGATGGGTTCGCGCCCACCGATTTCGCCAGAGCTTCCAGCGCGGCCGTCTGGGCCTTCTCATACGCGGTGGTCTTAGCCTGCACGTAACCGCTGATCTGATCGGCGCGGGCGGCCCACGTGGCCTTCTTGCTGGAATGGATCAGCTTCACGCCAGCGTCCTCCAGCACCTTCATCTGGTCGGGATGCCCCAAACCGATGCGGCCTGTCTCCGGGCTCCAGTAATAGACCACGCCGGTGTCGTCGTCGCGGATCATAAGCGCGCAACTCATGTCTGTTCCTCCTTGGTTGTTCAGAATCTGATTCGCCCTGTTGATGACGCGGGCCACGTCCAGGCCGTTCACGGCCCTATCGGGGCAGCCGGCGTGATCCGTGCCGGGCACCTCGCGGTGCAGCACGATATTGCCGGTGCGGTTGCCGGTCTCGTCGTGCCACAGCTTCGTCCACCCGTAACGGCGGGCGATATCCGCGCAGAGCTGCGCGGACGCCTCATATTCGGCGTCGGTCGGCGCGATGCCGGCGATACCGCCGGCGTGCTCGATGCTGATGCCTGAGCAGTCGCTGGCCATGTTCGCGTCGCACCAGGCACCATTGATCTCGTCAACCCACTGGTAGACGGTGCCGTCTGTGCCGACGCCGTAGGTGCTGGACGCCCGGTAGCTGGATCGCTGGAACACGGTATCCGTGCCCTGGAGCGAGCCGACCATGATGTGCAGCGTGATGTGCGTCACCTTGTAGCCGTTGCGGCCTTGATAGTGGTTCGGGCTGCCGCGCCACACGGCCTTCGCGTATCCGACCATGTTTCTCTCCTTCCGTCAGTCGTCGTGGTCGAAAAGGTTTTCAGGGGGTTCGGGCGGCGGTGGCCCCAATCCCTTGTAGATGTGGTCAACCAGCTGTCGGTTCCATTGCCACAGCAGCGCGTTGTCGGCCTGCATCTGCTGCGCGAGCCGGTACGCTTCCATACGGTCGCGTGCCGCCGTCACGAGCTGCTGCGCGAACGCGCCGGCGACGACGCCGACAGCGCCGACTATTGCGATGATTACGTTCTCGGTCATGATCTCCCTTCATCGGGGGTGTGGTTCACAGGGTTATGAGTCCGCGAAATTCACCTGGCAGAACACCGGCAGTTTCCAGCCGGACTCCTACGGCGGCGGAATGGAAATCGTCGTGGACAGGGCCAACCGCCTGCTGCACGTGCATCTGAGCGGCTTCAAAAGCACCGTGTCGCTGTCGTCCGATTTCCCGGTCTTCCACTACGCATCAGGGCCGAAGCCATCCAGGGCCGTGAGTCTCGGCTGTCTCTGGTCCATTCCCGGCAGCAACTTCGCGAAACAGGCGAAGTGGAACACCGACGGCAGCGTTTCGGTAATCGGCGGCATGGCGGTCAACGACAGGTGCCTGCACACGCCGCGAACGCTGCCGATACCGGCCGGCGTGACGTTCGCCTAGTCCCACCAGGCGAACCAGCAGAAACTCACCGCGTACGTCGTGGCCCACGTGTTCATGAGGTTGTTGCGGAACCGCACCCATGCCGAACCGGGTCGCAGGGACCACAGGTAAGGCACTATGTACACCGTGGAATCGTCGGATTGGTTGTCGATTCGCAGTCTCGTGACGACCATGCCCGCCGGTTTGGTCGTGTGGGACTTCCACGAGATTTCCGCCACGGCGTCGCCGTTCGTCTGTCCGCTGAACGTGCCGGACTCATAACCCTGTGTCAGTTGGTTCCGCAAATCGTCCAGCATGCCGCCGGTCGCGTAGGGGAGCCACGCGGAGCCGTTCCAGAAATACGGGCCGTTGTTCGCCGTCGTCGTGTCGGCGGTGACGTAGCCGGTCTGGCCGGTGACGCCGGTCTGCGCGGCCAGCGCCTCCAGCGTGGTCGCGATGACGGGTTTCACCCCGGCCGGCGTGTTGCGTGAATCGACCTCGGCCAGAGCGGTTTCGATGCCCTCGGCCATGGTCTTGAACTGCGCCGGCGCGGCGGATACGAGGTCGTCGGCCTCGATGTATGGAAGTCCGTAGATGTCCGTGGTCTTCATGATTCCTCCATGGTGGTTTGTTGCTGGTAGTCGTGAATCAGCGCGAGTTCAGCTAAGGTGAACGCCGCCTGAGTCCAGGTGACGGGCCATGAGCCCATGTCTGCCCAGGTGGCGACGGCAGCTGCGGCGACTGGCAGCGGCCATAACGTCACCTCGTTGCGGAGCAGTGGCCGGCCGCTCCTCCACTGGTAGGTGAGCGTGCCGCCGATGCTTGCCCACGCGCCGGATGCCGCCGGGTTTCCGTCGTCGCCGGCGAGCCGTGACGACGTGGCTCCCTGGATGACCAGCGGGCCGCTGCTGGCGGTGAGATACAGGCGCGCGTGCGTTGCTGGGTCGAGCCTGCGGCTGTCGAACACGATGGTCTCCGGCCGCAATCGCCGGTCAACCGTGACGAGCAGACGGGAGAACGCCGCGCGTTCATCGTCGCCAGGCGTCCATACGGTGCCGCCTGCGCGGGTCCACACTCCGCCGCTTTCGTCCGCTGAAACCACGTCGGCTTCAACGGTGACGCTTGACTGGGTGGTTTTCAGGTTGGCCGGCAGCGTGCCGAGGTCGGATAGCTCGGTGTCGTGCTGGTCGAACTCAAGCACGCCGTCGCTTGCCTTCGCGGTCTTGCCCTGGATGACGAACTGCGTGACGGGTTCCGGGATGGTCAGCGTCTGTTCGTCGTCGATGATGATTTCGGCAGCGTCCAAACCGTCCAGCGTCTCTCCGGTCCAGTCGGTCACGGTGAACCGTCCCACGGTATCGACGCCGAGCGTCACGGGAACGCCGAACGGCATGTAATCCAGACGGCTCACCGCACGATCCGGGTATTCGTACCAGATGGGCCACATGCTCTCATGCGCGAACGTGCGATGCAGCAAATCCAGTTGGGACGGATAATCGTCGGTCTTATAGGCCGCCATGGAATCGGTGGAGGTCAAACCGGATACGGAGACCCGGGGAGCGTCGGCGTCGGCGGCGCGCCGGTTGAGCTCTTCCACACGGCCGCTCATGCCGGCGACCCAATGCAGTCCCGCATACCTGGCGTCGGATGACGTTGGCCCCTGCTTCTGCAATCTCTTCCACAGGATCATGCGACCGCTGGCGCTCAATTCCAGCAGCCATCCGTCGCCATGCGGTCGCGCGTCGCCGCCGTTCTGCACCAGTCCGTCGAACAGGGTGATTGCCGTGCTGAACGTGCTGGAAGGCAGGCCGGGCGTGTAAGCCTGGTGCATCGCTTCCACTCGCATATGCTGCGCCGACCATGGGCCCATATCGTCTCGGAGCATGCCCCACGTGGGCTGTTCGCTGATCTGCACGAGCACGCGGGCCCCGGCCAATGTGAGCGCGCGGCCGGTGAGCCACCCGGTACGATCCCGCAAGGTGAACGACATCACCGACGGTTCGGGCTGTTCGGCGAGGTCATCGGTGCCCCACTGGATGCTGAAGCCGGCCAACGCGGCCACGTCCTCGGCATGGTCGTTGACGGACTTCCAGCCGTCGCCCCAGTCCAGGAACATGAAACACTGCTGCACTAGTTGCCCCGCTTCCTGTCGTAATCGCCGAGAATCTTCCTGATCTCGCGCGCCACGCCCTCACGGTCCACCGGAGCGTTGAACGTGACGTTCACCACGGTTCCGCCCACCGTGCCGCCGTTCATGCCGGCGTCCAGGCTGAGCCCTCCCATACGGCCGTTGATCCGTGAGATGGTGCGCCGCACGTCGGTGTCGAAACCGCTGCGCAAGCCCTTGGCGAAGCCCTGCATGATGAGACGGCCGTTATTGACGAGCATCACGGCGTCGTATTCCGGCGGTCCCTTGTGCTCGGTTATCCAGTCGCCGATGCCGGAAATCCAGCCCGTCACGGAATCCCACATGCTTTTCAGACCGTCAAGGAAACCGCTGATGATCGATGCGCCGGCGTTGTACAGCAGGTGCCCCACATTGCCTATCGCGCCGGTGATACGTCCCGGAATGCCCCTGAACCACGCCACGACTGCATCCCACTTGTCGGTCGCGAACTGCGCTGCCGACTGGAAGAAGCCGCCAATCTTGCCCGGCAACGCCTGGAAGAATCCCACGATGTTGCCCACGCACGATCCCAGCCATGATGTGAACGACGCCCATATCTGACGGCCGGTCTCGGTCTGCGTGAAGAAGTAGACGAGAGCCGCCACCAGCGCGGCTATCGCGGTGATGACGATGGCGATGGGGTTCGCGTTCATGGCCGCGTTCATGGCCCACTGCGCCACAGAAGCGGCCGTGGTCGCCACGCTGAATCCCTGCAACGCGGACACGACGGCGCTGATGGCCGAAGCGACCTTGAACGCGGCGAAACCCGCCGCGATGCCCACAAGCGCGGACGCGACGGGTTCCGCATGCTCGGATACCCAGTCGCTGAACGCCGTGAGCTTGTCCGAAACCATGCCGACGATATCGGCAGCGCCGTTGAATGCGTCACCCAACGCCTGGCCGGCGCCGGACGCGCCGCCCATAGAATCCGCCAACGGCGTGAACTGGCCGATGACGTCACCGGCCGCGCCGGCGAGGTTCTTGCACGCCTCCCACACCGCGCCGAAGATGTCCGCAGCGGCCTGCATCGGGCCGGTGTTCTGGAATGCGGCCACGAACTCGCCGGCCTTCTGCTTCGCCGTATCGAACGCGCTCACCGCGTTGTCGCGGATGGTGAGCAGGAAATCAACGACGGGACTGTCTTCATCGATGTTGAACGCTTCGCGCAATTCGCTGCTGAAATCACCGTCACGCACGAGCTTTATCACGCCCTGCAATCCGGTCGTCGCCTTGCCGCTGAACGCGCTGATCTTGTCGGCGGCCACGGTCATGGCGCTGGTCACGGCCGGTTTGAACAGATTGAAAGCGTCCGTCAATCCGCCGGTTACTGCGGCCTCAAGATTGCCCAGCGCGCCTTCCATGGTCTGCGTGCTCGTGGCCGCTTCCTTGGCGACGTCGGTCATGCCCAGGTCCATGATGGCCTTGTTGAACTCGTCGGCCGTGATCTCGCCTTTTTCCATGGCCTCGCGGAAATTGCCCGTGTACGCGCCCGCGTTCAGCATGGCTTCCTGGAGCTTGCCGGCCGCGCCCGGTATGGCGTCTGTCAGCTGGTTCCAGTTCTCGGTCGTCAATTTCCCCGCGCCGGCGGTCTGCGTCATGACCATGGCGACGCTTTTGAACGTTTCGGCGTTGCCGCCGGCCACGGCGTTCAGGTTGCCGGCGGCTTCGGTGAGTCCGACGTAATCCTGGATGCCGTTGGCCGCGAGCTGCGCCGTGGTGTTCTGCACGGTGGTCAGGTCGTAGACGGTTTTGTCGGCGTATTCGCGCGTGGCCTTCGTCGCGGCCTCCACGGCGCTCGTGTCGAAGCCGGCGAAATTCATGGTGTTTTTGAACTTGTCCGTGGAATCGGACATGTCCATGACCGCGCTGGTGAAGCCCTTGAGCGTGTCCCACAACGCGGAAACGCCCTTGAGCGCCGCGCCGCCCATGAACGTGCCGAACGCGCTGGCCTTGGCCGTGACCTTGGACAATGCCTTCACCGCGTCGTCGCTGTTGCCAGTGATCCGCACGCTCATGATGGCGCTTTTACCCACGGTCCACCTCCTCCATGTGTTCTATCTCGTCCTGCAATAACCTCATGCCGGTGCCCCAATCGAGTTCGCTGGCCTCATGCCTCCATGCCCACGGCGTGCCGCCGAAACGGGCCGCGAGCAGGAACGACAGCATGCCCAGCGAATCGTCGGGCCACTCGGCTAGACGGTAGGGTTTTCAGCGGTCGGCGTCTCCACGTCGATGTCGTCCACCTCTTCCAGCCACTGCGCGTAAGGCATGGTGGTGTTGCCCGCGTATCGTTGCGCCAGATACGCCATGTAGTACGACTGGCGAATCTTGGATGCCTCGCCCGGCGCCCATCCCTCCTTCTGCGCGTGCTCCTCCGCCGACGTGATGACGCGCGGCGTCAACGGCGCTTCGTCCACATGCCCGTCGGTGTACGTGACTTTCGCTGTGCTTCGCATGATCTAGGCTCCCTTGATCTGGTTCATGGTCTTCTTCACGAACGTTTCGTATTCCTTCGCCCATTGGCTCTCTGTCGATGCCACGGCGTCGTTCACGAACGTTCTCGGTCTGATGTTGCGCGCCGGCCAGCCGTAATTGATCGGGCCCGCATACGGCACGGTCTTGCGTCCGGCGCGGATGATACCGGCCTTCTGCGTGGCGCCGGCGCGGATGGAACCGGCCAGTCTGCCGGTCTTGCCGCGTGGCGCGCGGGCCACCGCCTCGGGTTTTGCGATGTCGGCGGCCCTGCGGTTGACTTCCTTGAGCTCCTGCATATCCGCGCCGGCCTTGCGCATGGTCTGAACGAAACGCTTCTGGCCGACGACGTACAGGGCCTTGTCCGCCATGTTCAGGCGCTCGGCTTCGTGTACGCGCTGGCCTTCACGCCGGTGGCGGAGAACTCGAAATCCTTCTTGTTCTTCGTCTTCACGTCACCGCCGAACGCGATTGGCGCTATGGTCACGGTCATGTCGAGCTGGAGCGCGCCGGACGTGTTCGGGATGAACTTCGCGGGCTTGGTCTCGCCCGCATTGTTCAGGCAATACACCTGCGCGCCGTTCATGCTGAAGTCCTCGCCGATGCTTCCCGACAGCTTCCACGACGTGCTGAGCGCGCCGCCCTCCTCGTGGCCGTCCAGGTACGTGTCGGGGTCCTCGCTGGAATTGTCCGGCGACAGTTCCACGCTCGTGCAATCGACGTCCAGCTTGTACTGGTCGTCTGAGGAGCCGATGACCAGGCTTCCCGGTCCCAGGGTACGGATTTTGTCCGCCATGATGGTTGTTCCTTTCGTTAGATTTCATTGAGTGTGATCTGGTAGGCCGCGAGCGTCGCGTCTCCACGCGTGAAGCCGACGGGCTCGGCCGATGTGACAGGCAGCGCGGACGCCGCGAGCCGGTCCATCGCGGCCAGTAGCAGCGGCAGCGCGGACGCCTGCGCCCAGGGACTGCCGGCGACGAACACGAGCCGCACCGATAGTTCGTTTTCCGCGCCCGCGTAGGGCCATGCCACTTCGGGGGGTTTGACCCATACGCAGACCTTGCCGCGTGGCGGCTTCACCTCGGTCTCGTCGATGGTGACGTGTTCCACGAGGTCGCCGCACGCGCCGGCCACCTGTTCCATGAGCGCGTCGATCTTGCCGGTGATGGTGTTTGTCATGCGATCCCCATTCCCGCGAGCACGCCGGCGGCGCGGAGCTTCGGCCAGGCGGCGCGCAACGGGTCGGCGGAGACGCGGAACGGTTCGATGGCGTCGCTGTCCACGTTCATCACGCCGTTGCGCGCGTCCTTCTGGTTGAACAGGTCGGCGGCGACCGCCAGCACGCAATCGGACTGGATCAGGTCGGGCACCGTGTCCCACGTCTCGCCCAGGTTCGTCGACAGGTATGCGCGCGCCGTCGCCAGACAGTCGTCGGCGCGCGTCTCGTCGTCGCTGCCGATGACGTTCATCATCGACAGGAACTTGTCATGCAACTGGTCCATGTGCGCCTACTCAGGCGGTGGCCTTCGGACCCAACGGCATGACGCCGCCGGTGAACACGGTCGCGAACGCCGCGTAACCGTACACGCTGTAATTGGAAAGCAGTTTCGTGGTGTCGTCCTGCTGGAGCTGGAACGGGCCGCCGGCCTCCCACATCTGCAACGCGGTCGGGTCGATGAACGCGGCCGTGTTCGCGGCGGCACCCGGCACCATCTGCACGGGGACGGACAGCATGCGGCCGGTGATGCCGGTAAGGCTCAGGCTGCCGAGCTTGTCCACGCCCTCGCCGGAAACGTCCATGAGCGCGTCGCCGCTGCGCGTGATCTTCGCCATCTTGTCAAATACGTCCTTGCTGACCGCGAGCGTGCCGAGCTGCGCGCCTCGGCCGTCCGCCGCCTCGGCCGCGTTGATGATGACGGTAATCCACTGGTCGGCGGTGAGCGCGCTCACGGCCGCCGGCGTCTCCAGCTTGTTCGCTGCGGCGCCGGTGATGGCGGCAGTCAGCTGCGCGCGGGCCGCCGCCTCCACCGCGTTGCTGTAAGCGATGGTGAGCGCGCGGAGCGCGGTATCGAGCGCGGGCGTGTTGCTGCGTTCGATGACCTGGCGCGACAGCGGCGCGTAACCTCCATAGGTCTTCACGGCGGCGGTCGCGCTCGTGAGCGTGATTTTGCCGGTGGTCAGGGCCGCGCCCTCGGCCGTCTGTTCGGCCACCTTCAGCGTGTTAGAGCCGAGCTTGAGATATTCCAGCGTCATGCCGGTGGCCGGCAGCGCGGCATGCTGGAACAGGTTCGCGACGCTACGGCGCGACTGGATGAGCTTGATCTGGTCGGCGACCCACTCGTTAGTGTTGTTCGTGTCGGCGCTGGAAATCAGGTCGCGGGCCTCGCGCATGAACTCATACGCGGTGTCGTCGCCGGCCGCAAGCGCCTTCGCGAACTCGCCGGCCGAACGGTATTGGCCACCGATGACGTGCGGCGGGTCCGGCTTCTGCCGGCCGATGGTGTCCGCGAGCGAACGGATCTGCATTTCGAGCTGGTCGAAACGCGATTCCGTCGCCGGCTGCTGTTCGTTTTCCACTGTTTCCTCCTTGGTGTCGGTTTCCTGGTTGACGTGTTCCTGGTCCCGTTGGCCGGTGATGGCCGCGCCCGTGTACGCGGGTATGCCGGTGACGGCGACCTCAAGCAGTTTCACGGCGCGCCGCACGTACACGCTCGTGTCGCCCTCGGTGCGCTTGTCGGTGGTCACGGGCATGAAGCCCACGCTGAACGAATCAAGCACGCCGTCGCGGATCAGCTGCACGGCGTCGCGACCCTCGGCCGTGTCGCTGATTGACGCGGTGATGTGCAATCCGTCGGCCTCGCGCGTCGCGTTCGTGACCTTGCCGATGAGACGGTCGTGGTCACGGCTCAACTTGGTGCGTGTCGTGTCGCCGAAATCGCAATCCGGCGCGAACTCCTCGGCCGCGCCGCGCCACAATCCGATGCGTTGGCCGAACGGCACGGCGATGCCCTCGATGCGGGTACCGTCGCCCTGGTCCTCGCGTAGCTCGATGCCCTTCACGGTGATGGTGCGTACCTCTTCGCTCATAATGTGACCTCCTGCGGTGTGGTCTGGTTGATCGGCGCCCATCCCTCACGGGCGCGCGCCTCGTCCACCGTCATGAATCCGGCGGATATGGCGGTCTGGTAGGCGCTGTAACGGGTGTTCGTGTCGGAACGATGCAACGAATCCCAGTCGGGCATGCACCATTGCCCCTCAGGCAGCAGCGACGTGAGGGCCTCGCAAATCTCGTCAGCGTAGGCCGACAAAGTGTATTCCGCGAACGTGAGCCACTCTTGCTCGATGTTCGAGTAGGTCAGCGAAGTGCCTTCCACCTTCGCGAGCATCAACGACGCCGGGATGCCCAACAGGCGGGCTATCTGCGTGGTGTTGAACTGCTGGGACTCGATGAATTGCAGGTCTTCGGGGCTCAACGCCAACGGCGTGTAGTCCAGGCCCTTGCCGAGCACGCGCACGCCGCCGGCGCCGCCCTTCGCCCACCGTTCGCTAGCGGTCCTCGCGTCCTGGTCGCTTAATATCTGGTCGCTTTTCAGGATGCCGGCGGGCCGCGCCGTGTTGTCCAACCAGTTCGATGCGTAGGCGCGAGTGTCCTGCGCTCCCTCGATCTCCTCGCGGGCCGCGCTGATAGGGCCCATGCCGCGCAAACGGCCGGCCACGTTCAACAGCTTCAGATGCACGATGCGGTCGGCGCCGTAGTCCACGCCACGGTACGAGTAGCGCAAGCGCGGGTTAGCCGGGTCCATGTTCAGGTCAGTGACGGTCACGAGCTGGGGTGGCAGACTGCGCACTCCCACGAGCACGCCGCCCGCCTCGACCTTGAGCAGGAACGCGTTACCGTTCAACGCGAGAGCGGAAACGAGGTCGCCGAACAGGTCGCGGCGGCTACGGTTCAGGTCGGGCCGGGTGATGAGCGTGCTCGGCCGCATGCGCGAGCCGTCCGGCGCGTACTGGATCAGCGGCAGCTTGCTGACCGCCGTCTCGATGATCTGCACGCCGCGAAATACGGTGGACAACGCCAGCGGGTCATGCGACGTGGACAATCGCGGCGGCAATGTCGGCGCGTCCGCTTCCTCCACGTCGTCCGTCGTCTGCGCCGCGCGAAGCAACAGGGCGGCGGTGTTGGAGATGCGGGAAATGAAGCTCATGCGGCCGATTCAACCGCCCGCCGGCGCGCCACGCCGAAACCGGCGTATAAGAACATCGCAGAACGTCTAAAAACGTCATAGAACGTCTAACCGAAAATCTGCAACGGCGCGGCCGGCTGCGCGTGAAGCGAAGCGGTGACCGCGAGTTGCGCGGCCTCAAGCGCGTTAATCGCCTGTTCGCTGTTGCGGCGCGACAGCACCCAACTGTCGGCGACCCACCGGCGCACCGCGACGGCGGCAGCGTCGTCCAGCGCCGGATCAGGCACGTGCAACACCTGGCGTTGCATGAGCCGGTCAAGCATGAGCACGCCGGCCGCGACTATCTCCGTGTTGCCGATATCCGACAACCGGTATTCCGGCGTGCCGTCCGCCGCGACCTCATGCAACCGGTCGGCCAACGGCGCGGACGGGCCGCGCCGGTCTATGGCTATCGGCGCGCCGCCATACCGTGATTGCAGGTCGGCCAGCCGTTCGGCCGCGCCGGCGGTGCCCGGCAGCACGTCCACGATCTGCACGACGGTGACGCCATCGCGCCGGCACGCGGCGGCTATCGCGGTCGATTCCGATTCCATGCCGACCGCGACGCCGAACGCGAGCGTGTCCAGGTCGAGCGCCGACAGGTCGAGCGGCGCGGTCTCGGTCTCCGTCCACAAGGCGGCGGGGTAGACGCGTTCGGTGCTGGACGTGTCACGGAGATTGCAGAACGCGCGCCGCCAGCCGGCCGGGTCGTCCGCGAACTGGTCGCGAAAGTCCTTGAGCTGCCGACGGTCGAACAGGTAGCCGCAACCCGGGTGCGCGCTGGCTACGGCGTCCAGGTCCTCGCTGTCCTTCGCGGGGTCAAGCCCCCAATCGAAGAACGCCCAACGTTTCGGGATGTCGCCGGCACGGCACCGGTCCAGAAGCGCGTTGTAATACTCGCTTTCGGCCGTGCCCTCCGTGCTTGTGATCCACAATTGCGGACGGACGCCCGTGGCCCTCATGCGCGTGGTCGTCGTCGGGATAAAGCCATCCAGAATCTGCTTGGCCTGGAGCGCCGACAACGCCCACACCTCATCGAGGTTGATGAAATCGCCCTGGAAACCGTGGCCGCTGCTTTCGGTCATGCTGCCCGGCCGCAACGTGCTGCCGTTGACGAGCGGCAGCGCCATGCTGCCGTTGCTCATGCGCGGGTTCCCGTCGATCAGCGCCGCCAGAGGGGAGCGCACCACGCTTTTAATCAGCTTGCGAAACTGTTCGTTGCTATCCTTACCGGTCTGCGCGAGATACCACACCTCACGGTCGGGTCCAAGCAGCGCGTTACGCACCTGCTCGGCCTTGCTTATCGTCGTCTTGCCCGCCTGGCGTTGAACGGACACAATAACGCGGTCGTAGTAGTACGTGCCCGTTTCCGGGTCCAGCTCACCGGCCACGTCCGCTACCTGGCGTTGCCATGGGATCAGCGGCTGACCCAACGCGGCGGAGATGCGCGCCACCTTGCCGCCGTCCGTCTCACGCGAAGGGTCGCGCGGGGTCGCGTGGCGCGCCGGTGCCGGCCTCACTGCGCCATGTCCTTGAGCAGCTGCGCGAGGTCGCCGGCCTTCGCGGACGTTTCGGACGGCTGCAACCGGTCGATGGTCTCGTTGTAGCTCGTGACCATGCGGGAGATGTCGCGGCCCTTGCGACACAGGCGGTCGATGGTGCGGGCGCACGTGAGCAGCAGCGTACACAGGGCGCGCCGTTGCGGCGTCAGCTGCGCGGCGTCCTGCAACAGCTCGGTGACGAGCTCCTTGGTCGAGCTGGTCAGCGGGTTGGTCAGCTCGTCGCTGTCCTCCATGCCCGGAAGTGTCATCTGCTTGTCGTTGTCGTCCATGATTTGCGCTCCTAGCCTATCGGTGTTACTGTCTGGAACTGGCTTCATTCCGCCGATTGGTGGAGCGCCGCGCCCTTGCCGGCGCGGCTTTTTTTATTTGGGTTGGGGATACGAAATCGGTGGGCGCGGGGTGTCCCTTGACCATGGCCGTTTAAAAAACCGGCTACCATCGCGGCCGCGCCGACACGGCCGGCGGCGAAGACGGGCCGTCGATCAGGCGAAGCCGCGAAAGCTGCGTGCGCCGCGTCTCCAGCATCCCGTCCACCTTCGCTTGCGTGATGCCGAGCCGGCGCCATCGCTTCAGCAGCTCCACGTCTTCACGGCCACGCCGGCACTCGGCCATGCGCCCGCGCAACAGCTGGTCGTCGGCGTCCAGGACCACCACGTCATAGTTCAACGCGATCCACTCGGCCAGCATGTTCGGACTGTTGCGGGACGTCGGCAGCGCACGCACCAGCCACACATGCCTGGCCGTGACCATGCGGGACACACGCCGGTACGCGCTGCCCCACAACGTATCGGCCAGCGCGTGCGCCTCGCTGCCGCCGTCCACGCACGCGACCGCCAGCCTCGACGGGTCCACCACGATATCGCCCGGCGCCATGTGGTCGCGCACATACGCGGTCTTGCCCACGCATGGCGGGCCTATCACGGCCGTGACCTGCGCGCCGAAGCCGGACACCACACGATCCGCGCGCAACGAATTGCAGTGCTTGCACGCCGGCCGAAGATTGCTCGGAACGGTCGGGCCGTAGAGACTGTAAGGCTTCACGTGGTCCATGGTCTCCGTGCCCCTGTGCGTGCATCCCGGCATGTCCAGCCAACAATCGGAGCCGAACGTGAGCAGCACTTGCGCGGCCATGTTCGGCGGCACCCTCTTGCGCTTCATTGCCTCTTCCCCATCCACTTGTTCACATCGTCCACGAGATACACCACGCGGCCCTCCAACATGTACCACTTCGGCCCACGGCCCTGCTTGCGCCACATGTAGAGCGTCTGACCGGACTTGCCCAGGAACTCGGCCAGCTCACGCGCATACAGGAAACGACGGCCCATCAGTGGCACCACCGTTTCAGTGACGCGGCCACATCCCGGCAATCGTAGGTCTTCAAGCCCAGCACACGGCCGCGCGCTCGGAAGTACGCCGGCCCCGTGCCCTGGTCCCGCATCCGCTGCATCGTGCGCCGCGACACATGCAGATACCTTGCGGCCTGGCTGACGGTGAGTTTCACGCGCGGGTTCACAGCAGGCCAACCCATGCCTTGAGCGACGTGATCAGGTCGTCGCGGTCGAACCCGCAGTTACCGGCGATGCGAAAAGGCTTGGGCACAATGCCCTCGCTGACCAGCTGCTGCATCGCATGGTCCCCGGTAGGGTCGGCGGTCGGGCTGATACGGTCCAAACGAAGCAGATTGATGACGATGGAACGATCGACAGTAGCGGTACCGGTCGTATCATGTTCTAGCGTCGGCAGATTCCACCGAACCGCGTTCCTCATATCCCGAGCCCTGACCGCCTTGCTGGTCACATGCTCACGGCGGTACTTCTTCTTAATCTTCCTTCGTTCCCTTGTCGGCACGTAATCAACTGCATAACCCATGATGTTCTCCAATCAGCTCGTAGGCGGTTAAGTGGGTAAGTCCTGTAATCGATGGAATCAATGAATTTCGGATGGTGGAAGGTTAGAGCGGGGAACCCTTTGGGAAAACAAGAATCAAGAAGGTTCCTGATTCCCGTTCTTCCCGAAGGGTTCCCACATGTGAAGCATTTCGGCATGGAGCCAAGGCCGTCGCATATGGTCAGCGGCGCAAGGCCGCGACGAAGGTCAACGCACGTGCCACCCCACGCATGGGGCCGATGGTGCCGCTTTCGTCCCTGGGAACACGACACGTGCGTTTAGCTGCAACCCGCACGCCTCCCCGCTAGGGACGCTTCAACCACCACGCCACACGTGGTGTGTTTGTAACGCGCTGGGCAAGGCGCGGCCGGGTACTTCATCACGCTTCGCACGCAACCGACGGTCGGCGTGGTCAAAGGCATATTCGGTTATCGACGGCGCAAGCCGTCACAGATCGCCGCCGCGTCTTCGCCGCACCGCATCGTCATGAGCCAACGAATCAGTCACGCACGAGCGCAACTGCTCCAACTGCGGGCGGGTCAGCACCACCGCCGCGCGAACATCACCGGAGTCGAACGACACACGGAAGATACCCGGATAGGCCTCGTAATTATCCACGCAGACCCTAGTAGCCGTACCCATACCGACTCCTCTCGTCATCGTCGTCCCACAGCCACCGCCAGAACGCGCACAAACCAACCGCCAGCAGCACCGACGGCAACACAGCCACGACGCACAGGCCACGTAGCACGGTCCTACAGATGGCGCGCATGCTTCGCCTCCCTGATGGCCCTGGCAATCTCACGATTGACCGTCACCAACTCACCCATCGACAACCCATCCACGTCCAACAACTGCCCACGGATGTCCGCGAGGACATGGAAACGATAAGGATTGCCACCATCGGTCACCCTGCAAAACACGTCAAACGTGTCGCTGGTGGACTCAGGCTTCAGATACGGCACGAGACACCTCCGGTTGTAGATTGAACGTCATGAATGGAATTACGAATTGGTTTCAAAACATCGACATGGGTGACCCGAACTGGGTCATGGCGATTTGCGCAATATTGACAATCATCGGTGGGGCGGGCGCGTTCATCGTCAAAAAACTTATTGGCCTCGTTAGCAAAGCGTCCCGGAAGGAAACACCAGCGGAAGGGCCTGCGACGCCAATCACGAATGACGAAATAGACGCCATGTTTCCAGCAACAACGCCGGCAACTCGCAAGCCACCCATGCCGCCCAAGTTCAGAATCGACATCGACGAAAGCGGGTCGCGCTTCGTCCTTACCAACATCGGAGGCCCCGCGCGCAACATCTCCGTGTTTGCCGAAGCGGTCGAGGGAACCTACACGAACACATGGAACAACTATCTCGGAAGAACCGATAGCGAACCATGGGGGCTGCCCGACGTCCACTTCTTCAACATTGGACTGCCGAAACTGCGAGAGGAGCGTCAACAAGGCGGCACCGCGTTCTTTGACGGACACGTGGAGGACGGGGACGGCAAAGCCCATTACCCCATCAAATTCACCATCGTCTGGGACGGATGCCCTGAACCCGTGGAGATCATTAAAACCATCAACTAACATCCGGGGCCTCCGTAATCCGGCCCGACAGCGCTTCGCCAAGCTCGTCGCGCAACGCTTCGGCCTCGGAACGATCCAGAGGAACAACGAGGTTCCCCACCGAACCGGCACGCGAGAACTCAACGAAGAACACGGCGGGACAATGCGCCAGACGGCTTACATGCACCGCCACACGTTCCACGCCAGCCATCACGCCACCTCCAACGGTTTCGCATAATCAGAACGACCAAGAAGGAAATCGACGCTCACATCGAAGAAATCAGCAATGCGGGTCAAGTCGCGCAAGGTGAACGGTCGCGTGCCGCACATTTTGTTGGAAAAGGTCTGCTCATGCATACCGAGAGCGGCAGCAAGGTCGCGCTGCGTAACTCGGTTTTGCCGGAGTAAGTATCGCACATTTGCTGTAACTCTGACGTTCTTAGCTAAACTCACATGTTAAGTATTACAGCCCAATGTGCATGTTTGGCAATTCTCGGCGTGTTGCAAAGTTAAACAACTGTGTTTAATATGGAACCTATGACAGCAACAATAACAATGCCCAGCACCGCCAGCATGGCGGCCGGCGATGTGGCTATAACGAACATCAACATGATTATTTCTGTCCGTCATATCCCCAAGAAGGATGTGGCGGCGATTCTTGGCAAGTTTCCGCAGTCGTTCTCGCGCATGCTCAAGATTGGCTATCCGTGGACCTTTGACGACATGGTGAAAGTTGCGAATTATCTTGGCGTAACGCTTAACGATCTTACTGACGTTAATTTGACGGCGGCAAAAGTCCTGCAAATGCAAAAAACCGCCGTCCCGGATGATTCCGGGAACGGCGGTCAATTGGTAGCGGGGCATGGATTTGAACCATGGACCTCTGGGTTATGA